TGTCTTCTTCTGTAAATTTCCTATCTGCTTCTGTAAATTTCCTGCCGCATCTGTAGATAACTGGTCTTTCATTTCATTAAACCAATTCTGGAATGCATCATCATACTGCTGAAACAACTTTGTTGTATCTATCTGGTCTATCAATCCTGTAACAAAACCACAATATGTTTTGTCTGGACGTTTATCTGTAATGTCCTCTGCGTTCAACTTTGGCGCATTTGGTTGTACCAGAACTGTCGATAAAACTAAATCATGCTGTGTGTTGTTGTTTACAGGCATATCACTTATTACATCTTCTTTCAGAATGATACTAACCTTTCGTTCTGTTTTGTCCAGAGTACAACAAATAACATCTTTGATTGCATAAGACTTTGTATTTGCAGAGATTGTAACCTCCATGTCCTCGGTCAGTTCATACCAGTACCCATCTATGTATGCCTTTCCTTTCCGAACAACTACAACAAACGGTTTGTCTGGTGAATTATTAAATACAATCTTCAATTGGTTTGCTGGGTTTGCATACACACCATTGGAAACAAAATTTGCAAAATACTCTGCGAACTGTTCTGCATCATACTCCCTGTCATATGTTCCTTCTTCTGTCTCCTTTGCATTAAAAAATCCGCTTTTCTCTGCCATTGTTATATCACTCCTTTTCTTCTCAATTTCTCATTCATCTGTATACTACGATAACCGAATGTAATGTCAAGAATTTCTCTTGAGCCCTCTCTTGATTTTGTTACCTCTGTTATCTGCGCATCCACTGTTATGCCTAACTCATTGTCTACAATCGTAACAAAATCCCCATTATAAAAATCTCTACCATACTTGTATTTCTCATTTTCATTTGTAGCTGTAGAGTTATATGAAACAAATACTATGTGTTCCTTTAGGTACTCGTCTCCTCTCTGTATGAGCATTTCTTTGTACTCTGCGTCTGTATATGTTTTATTATCAGCTGTTTTCTGTAAATCTCTTGCATCAACAAATAATTCATCTCGTAACCAACCTACTGCATTCCATTCATCGTCTGTTCCTTTTATTCCATCTTGGTAAACTTCAATCCATGTTCTGTCGTTTCCTTCTCCTTCTCCTGCCACATAAGCAACATTGCAATAATCTTTCATATCTTTTTCATAGGTAGACCTTGTTAAGTTGCTCAATGAATGAGAAAACACAATTGGCTTGTTTCCCCTCTGATTATTTCTCGTTCTGTCCTCTCCTAATAAAATATCGAAGTACCACTTTTGTATGTTCGTGATTGGTGCATTTGCGGCAATCTCATATCGTTCTGTTATCACTGGTAAAATCTCAAACCCCATATTGTCCTGTTGTAACAATGGCTGTACTGCATCATACACACTTCCACCTGTCCATTGTCCATTGTTTATCTGTGTCATTTCACTCAGCCTATCACTTGGTATATTAAACTCAAAATTGATATATCTTTTACTTCCAACAGAACCAACACACATATTGTTTTGTACAAGTTGTTTTACCACTTCTGCTGTTCTTCCACTGTATATTTGCTGTTTATACACCACACTTGTTTGGAGTTTGTATTTTATCATACGTCCTGTAATCTCGATTGTTCTTTCAAACTCACTGTCACTATCCTTAACTACCTTGTCAATTCTTCCCATTGTTGTTCTGTCAAATGCAACAAAAAACACTTTGTTTTCATCAAACAGATACAGGTTTTCATCACACAAGATAGCATTTATTTTGAACTCCCCGACACCATTAAATTTGTCTACATACTGCATAAATGTGTACTTACTCAAAACATCAATTCGTTCAAAATACTTGTTAAATACTGTAATTACTTCCATGTTGTCACATTCCTTTCAGATTGAGGAATTGTTCATCCATATCTATTGTTAGGTCTACAAATACATCGCTACCTTCTTCCACAGAATAACCATATAAATTGCTACCCTGCTTAAACTGGAAAAATGAACTTCCCTCTAACACATCACCAATCACATTTTCATCTTTTGATTGTCCTGTTCCAAGGTAATTTGCATCATGATGTATAACGCTTTCTTCTCCAATTTTTGTGTTTATCAACAAATAATCTCCATCATCCAATGTTAATCTTATCATAAACTGTTCCTGTGTGTCAACATTAAATATTGTTGGATTTTGTACTGTTCCTCCAACCGCTTCCAATTTGATGATTCCACCAATGCCACAATCTCCATCATTGATAACGTTGACAATCTTTTGTCTGGACACAATACCAATAATATTTCCTGTTTCTTTCAAAACCCAAGGAAATCGGAACTTTGGCTGAATTTGTGTAAGCACTGTTCGTTTTCCTTTATCCAATCGAAACATTGGAGAAAAGCAATCAACATCTATTATGAACATACATAACACTTCATTGTTTTCGCTCCCTTTGTTACTGAACTTTACTGCACTAGACGGTCTGCCCTCTATGAAATACTCACCAACAACAATGCGAATTTCCTGTAACGGATTGATTACTCTGTTTAATTCATACTTCTTTTGTTCTACGTCTTGCAACTGTGCTTCTAAAAACTCATTCCAACCTTTTCCAAGGAACTCCCTTCCTTGTATCCTAGATACAATATACCCTGTAATAGAGGGTTTCCTTGTTCCAAGTTCCACACCAGACAAGGAAACCCCTATCTGGAACGGAACTCTATATGTGCTGAAACTTACGGATGGAACATCCCAGTCAATTTTATCCAAAACATACTGAGTAGAGCCATCCCTTGCAAGACTTAACTGTTGTCCATTTACCTTGTTTATTATCTGCAATTCCTGTATCAATGTTTTGCTCCTTTCTAATAACCAAGTGCTAAGTCTCGTTTTGCTTTCTTCATTTGTCTTGCATATTCATAAGGTGTAGGCTTTGTATTGTAGAAATTAAATGTATCTCCACCCTGCCCTGTCTTATCTTCAATATACTCTCTGTTCTGTTGTTTTGTCAATACCCTTTCACCTTCATGTAACTCTGCAACATATCCATTGTACGGAATATAATCTAAACCATTTGCATGTTTTCCATCCACAGACTTTGCGGCTGATTTCGCATCATTCGCACCAGAAACAATGTTCTTAAATCCATCAATGATACCAGAAACAAAACTTCTAATCCTTCCTGCGAAACCAGAAACCCAACCGAGTATGCTATCTCCGATGCTCTTGATTCCGTTCCACAAACTCTGGAATATGTTTCTTCCTGCATTGTACAACTGTCCACCAATCGCCAACACTTTGCTAGGTATCTGACTAATGATTCCCCAAACTTTACTAGGTAAGCCTGTAATAAAACTGATAAAACTATTTACAAAGTTTATTGCTACTGACCTTGCCTGTGAAACCATGTTAGCACCCCATGAAATCACATTAGACAACGTAGAAATGAGCCACGCCCATATTCTACTAGGTAACTGTGAAATCCATGCTATTGCGCCGTTTACGAAGTTTGAAGCCGCCAACACAGCATTGTTATACATCTCAACGCCCCAATTGATAACATTTGTTACCACTCCTGTCAGCCATTCCAAAATCCTGCTAGGCAATTGTGCAAACCATTGTATCATACCTTCTATAATCAAAGGTAATTCTGTTGTTATCCATGTCCACAGATTTGTTGCGAACAAATAGAAGTAGCCAATCAACTCTCCGATTGCATACCCTATCATGTATGGCAATTGTTCAAACCACTGCACAATACTATTGATTGCATTTGGTATTGTCTCATTTACAAATGTGCTAAATGCTTCTGGAACTGTTACGGTAAAGAACTCTATGATGTTATCAACAAATCCTTGTATTGCTTCAATTGCACGATTAAATGCATTTGGTATTGTTTCAGTAAAGAACGAAACAATTGTGTCAATTGCACTGGATAATAACTCTGGTATCTGCCCGAACAAATCAGACAATGTATCTAAAAAGTTCTGAAATCCTTCTGCCGCCTTTTCAAATCCAAGTTTGTTTAATATCTCTGAACCAATGTCACCAATCACGCTAAGGATGTTACTTCCAAGGTTTGCAAATGTTTCAACGATTCCAGATACAACCCCTTTTACACCTTCACCGAGTTGTTCCCAATTTCCTGTAAACAATCCAATAAAAATGTCCATGACAGAAAGTATCTGGTTGAATACTTCATCTAATACGATTGCGATTGTATTAAAAGCACCTTCAAACACAGGAGCAAGAACATCACACAAAGCAAACCACACTGTTTTAATTACTTCCGTTATGTTCTCAAAATCAAAGCCCAATGCGTTAATACGTTCCACAACCCCATCAAAGAAATCGTCTATTGATGTTTTCATGCCATTCCATATTTCTGTCATTTTGTTGCGGAAATCTTCGTTTGTTTTCCACAACGTAACAAATGCTCCAACCAAAGCAGCAACAACCGCTATTACTGCCGCTATCGGTGCTAACATTCCACCAAATCCCGTTGAGATTCCTGCAACAAGTTTTGGGATTCCTCCCATCTGTGTTGCCAACCCTGCATATCCTGCTTTCACAAGGTCAACACTTGTTTTGATTGTTGTCATTGTTGTTCCCAACAATTTAAACGCTTTCATCACTGTTGTAACAACTGAAACAACCTTTGCAAGAATCAACAACACTGGTCCAATTGCCGCAAGTATCAATCCAAACTTAATAATCTGGTCTTGTTGTTCTGCCGACAAATTGTTGAACTTCTCCACAAGTCCCGTTATCCACTCTGCCAATTGTCTGATATATGGCGTAAGTTTCTCTCCTATCAGAATCCCTGCTGATTCTAGCGCACCTTTTAATTGTTCTACTGCACCTGCTGTATTATCCATCATAACAGATGCCATGTCCTCTGCCGCACCGTTCGCATTGTTTATCTCATCTGTCAACTTCTGGAAATCCTCATCCGAAGCATTCACGATTGCCAACAATCCAGACATTTCATCTTGTCCTGCCAACATAGCCGCATACTGCGCTTTTTGTGCTTCTGTCAATCCTGCAAACTTCTCTCTCAACTCCACCATTGTTTGGCTCAACGGTTTCATTGTTCCATCTGCATTTGTTATACTGATTCCAAGTTCTTCTACTGCGTCCTTCGCTTCTCCAACAGGTTTTGCCAACCTTGTTATGGTAGAACGTAGCGCTGTTCCTGCTTGACTTCCCTTGATTCCACTGTTTGCCATCAATCCAATAGCAACCGCTGTGTCCTCTATGCTGTAACCTAACGCCCCTGCCACTGGCGCAACATACTTGAATGTTTCCCCCATCAAACCAACATTTGTGTTTGACTTGGAACTTGCTTGTGCAAGAACATCTGCAAAATGCGCTGAATCACTTGCCTGTAAACCAAACGCTGTCAATGCGTCTGTAACAATATCAGATGTTGTTGCCAAATCCTCACCAGATGCCGCCGCTAAGTCCATGATTCCAGCAATACCATCCATCATTTGTGACGCATCCCAACCAGCCATAGCCATGTACTTAAATGCGTCTGCTGAATCACTTGCAGAGAACTTTGTTTTAGCACCCATCTCAATTGCTTTGTCTCTTAACGCATCAAACTCTGAACCAGTAGCACCAGAAATTGCCTTGACCTCTGACATTCCTGCTTCAAAGTCTGTTGCTGTTTTCACTGCCGCCGCACCAACTCCAACAATCGGTAATGTTACATTCTTCGACAACAAACCTCCTGTTGTTTTAAAGGCACTCGACAAACCGTTCAACTTTTGTTCTGCTGTTGCTGACTTGTCCCCGAATACCTTTAAATCATTATAAGCGGAAACAAACCCCTTTGAAAACTTTGAGGTATCGAGTTCCAGGTATGCAATAGCAGTTCCCATATTAACTGCCATATTTATCCTCCATACGCTTTGTAAAAATCTTTGAAATTACTGTAATGTTTTGGTTCTTCCGCTTGTTCTCTCTGTTCTATGTAATAGGGTTTTTCATCGTTCTGCAACCTCGCTAGAATCTCGCAACATGCTTCATTAAAACAAAAAGCAATATAACTATCCTCTATCCCTAGAATAACACTAGGCAGACAGCCATACTGCTTTGACATAGCGAGGACGCTCTCTATTTTCCTACTCTGTACGAAAGGATTCTAATGCCTTTACCCCCTGCTGTGCATAGTTGAAAATGAACATCATCTGTTCGTCCGTCAACTCGATTCCTGCATCTTTGATTTCTGAATATGTAGGTTCTACAAATGTTTCCTGTGCCATCAACTCCAACACATCAAACATTTGTGCCATCATGTTTTCTTCATCGGGGTCAAACCCTGTTCCATCCTGTACAAACAATTCATTTGCACGAACAAGCAATGTGTTTGGTATCTTTCCCTGTTTTACCATTCCAAGAAGGGAAGGTCTTTTCAATCTCGCAACAAAAGGCTGACCTTCTGCAAAGCAAGGAAGTTCTACCAATGTTCCATTGGAATACTGTTTCAATTCCTCAATTGATGTTACGGTTGCTACTGTTCCTTTTTTCGTTTTTGTTCCTGCCATGTTCTTATTCTCCTTTTACTCTTCGTTCTACTTTGTTTCGATTTCTGTTGTACTCTCACTCTTCGTCAGACCTGTTTCTGCATCCCCACTCACAAGAGCAGTTCCGCTATCCCCTTCACTGTCTGACAACGCCATAACGCTTGCGGTATTTACGGAAGAGGAACTAGGAAAAGACGGTAACGCTTTCACATAACTAATCGTGTACGGTGCTTCTCCTGTTTTCGGTGCTGAATTGATAACATACTCTGGAAGTCTGAACACGCCATCTTCTGTGTTAATCGTGATTGGTGTTCCTTGACAATTCGGATATGTAATCTTTTCATACTTCACAATCTGTCCACTTGCATCATACTCTGCAGAATAACAATCAAGTTCAAATACCTGTCCTTTCTCTCCGCTTCCTGCAACTGGCGGTGTATAAACAAGCGTTTCCCCTTCACCTTTGATTGTTCCACCTTGGAAAATCTTTACAAGTTCTGGAATGAACACATTGTCTGTTAATGTAATCTGATGTCCTGTAATTGTTGTTTCAGCAGGCTTCTGCGCTAGTAACCTACCAAGTTTTACCAACTTTACAGCATCCGTTGTTTCTGTCTGCGGTTCTACTCCAATCTTGTTTGCTGTGTCAACTGCAATTTCAAGTCCATCACTTTCTGTTCCTGTCCTTACCACAACAAGCGAAACATCAATTGTAGGAATCCCGACCGCTTTTTTCTTTGTTCTAGGCATTTATTTTACCTCCTTACCAATTTTCTATTTTTCTGCACCCTTGATACTGAAAACTTATCATGTGACCTTTTACATCATCATCATAAAAACTTGGTGTTTCATTTCCGATGTACATAACAATTGGAAAGACTTCTTTCATCTTCTGTTTTGTTTCTGCAACAAGGGTTTCTAATCTGCTATATTCATCTTGTGGAACATAACATAACAACGTATAAATTGGTCTTTCACTCGACACTGTTGTTTCTTCTATTGTTCCATCTGATTTTATAACAATGTATTCTTTCAGACATTCCCCTTTGTGTTGTGATGGAAAGAATACATCTGTTATGCCATCCTTTTCTAACACATCACGAATTGTTTTTAAAACACTACTCATGGCTTCATGTACCTCATTAATTCTTTGTACCCTTTCAACACTTCCTTGGACAATGCGTTTACTGTTGGCTGTAAAATCGCATAACGCTTTTCATGGCACAATTCTAAATATATACCATAATCAACGCCATGCCCAATATGGATTCGTACTTTATTTGCTAATACTTCTACCCAACCTGTCAATCTTTGTCTTGCATGACCTGTTCTATCTGTCCAAGGTCTGTTTTTTTTCGCATGGTTTTCAAACTTCTTTGCACCCTCTTGTGCAAACATACGAATTGCAATCTGTGACTTTGTTTCAGCATTTTCCAGATTTGCTAACAACTTTGAAACATCAATCTTAATTCCTGCCATTTAAAACCAACTCCAATGAAATGTCTGTTACTATGTTATACTCCTGTATGTTGTTCTTCTCCACAACTTTGTATGTGTTTCCATTTATGATGAAAAAATCATCCGTTTGTATCTCTCCTGTGTTCTCATACGCTACCATCAGCATTGGCTGTCCTTTGCTGTGTGTCTTTGTTCCATCCTGTATGTTCTGTGTAATGTACCCCTTTGATACATGGAACAACCCTTGAACCTTTACGACTTGTTTTGGTTCTTCTTTTGTAGGTTCTCCATATCCATCTACACTCTTTCGTAAGAATGTATACTCTGTTCCATGTATCTGTATCTCTCTCAAAACCTTGTGGAGTTCCATCTTCATTCTTGCTTCATTCATTATGTCAGCACCCCACTGTTCGTAGAAACATATCGGGAAGCCAACATCTTGAAATAACTAGAACTGTCCTGCGTAGTCAATCCACTAACACTCAAACCTGTTGTTTCAGCCTTTATAATCAGACCTTCATAACTCGCTTTGTTCACATCTCCATCATTGTTGTCTAACAATGCTTGTAGTTCTGAATCTTCAAAATAAGGAATCTGTTTTTCCCTTAAATTGAATTTCAGTTGTTCTAACTTTTTGTTATCATCCAATCTGTTCGCTTCCCCTCTGCCTACATCTTTGCCTCTCTGATTGCTTTCTGGATAATCTGTCTCGCTTCACGAACATTTCTTGCACCAGATGTATCAATGTCATGTTCTTTCGCATACTCTGCTAACTGCTCTTTGTTCATCTCTGAAATCGGAATTGTTTCAACCTCGTGCTCGTGTACTTCTTCCGCTTCTTCCTCAAACTCTCCTGTATCAATCATGTACCCTTTGTTACGGAACAGTGTTTCATAAGAATGTTTGCTCACCTTCACAACATGCTGTCCTCTTTTTGCTGTTACCATTGCCATGTTACTTTCCTCCCTTACGCAATTACATCCAGGATATAAACTTGGTCTGCTGCTGGGAAGTCTGGCAGACAAATCATAGTTACTTTTGTTTCAACTGTTACTGGGTCTGCTTTCTGAATGGTTGTTACCGCTACACCTGTGTCTGTGGTTGTTACATTTGCAACACTTCCTGCCATAAGGTCAGATTCTTCTGGTGTTGTTCCGAACCATGTTGTCCCTAACTGTCCAGACGGGAACATAACAAACACATCGTCTGCAACATATCTCTGCGCTGTTCCTGTTTCATCTTTGTAACGCTTGTCATTTACAACAATCTGTAAACCAAGTTCGTCCGCAATGTACTGTTTGATTTTTGCATCAGAGATAAACCCTGCCCCATCTGTAAGTACCATGATGGAAGCCTTAATCTCATTGTTAATATGGAAATATCCAAACACTTTGGAAGAACATATTGCTCTCTCTGGTGTTACTCCTGTATCATCAACAATCTGCTGAATTCCTTTCCGAATGTCCTCCATAATTGTTGCTGTCGGGTCACTCCATGACTTTGTTACAGTTGTTTTGTGGTTCGCTGGCATCTGGTAATCATACTCATATACCTGCCCATTTCCTTCCATAACAATTGTTCCTGTTGTAAGTGCCATCATACGCATTCGCTCTCTCTGCGCCGCCGCACCCTCTAACAAATCCATTTCGTCATTGAAGATTCTGTTTACTACTGCGTCAATGTACGCTTGATTGTTGCTCTCGATAACCTTGTTAAGTTCCTGTCTTAACTCTTCATCAATGTACTTTGATTCCTTGAAAAACGGCATCTGTGCGCTTAACTTCTCGAAACTGATTCTCGGACGAGGAATCGCCGCAACATCAAATGCAGACGCTTTCAGAACAACAGGAAGCCCATTTGAACCCTTTAACCATTTAAGGTCAAGCCCTAACTTCTTGTCGTCTGGAAACAACTCTTCCCCCATGTATGGCTCTCTCTCCTGTGTAATCAGTTCCCAATACGCAGCAATCTCTTCGCTGATAATTAAATCGTAAATACTCATTGTTTTGTTTCCCCTTTCTTTGTTTTAGCAAGCCGCAAACTTAATCATAGGCAATGCCTTTTTTACTTCTTCGGTAATCTTCGCTTTTGTTGTACCATCAATCATGTTTGTGTTCACGAAACCAAACAGAAGAATTGCTCCATTGTTATCATCCACAGTAACATCCACATCATGTAACAAAATTCCGACTGCATTTGAATCCGTTGAAGTTGTAGCCGCTGTAAACGCTGTTCCCCTTGCATCAAGGTCTCCAGTAAGCGGCGTTCCTGCCTTTGCAATCTTCTTTGTTCCCTCTATTACTCCTACACTCTGGTCGACAACGATTCCCATTGAAACTTGGTGTTCCACAGCAAAAAGAATCTGTTTTCCAGAGCCATATGTCTCTTTCTTAATACCTGTGTTATTCAACATTTATTTTACCTCCTATTTGAAATAATGGCTTTTCTTTTCCTTCCGTCCTGCTAACAGACGTTCAGCCATAGAGCCTTTATATTCTTCTTTCTTTCCTTCTTCCTCTTCCTTTCCTTTGGACTTTTCAGAAGGTTTTGTTACCCTTGTTCTGGTAACTGTCTTTCCTTTTGTTTTGTTCTTTCCTGCTTCTTCTTCGTCGGACTTGAAGTACACCTTTCCAGATGTGCTGTCTTTGATTTCTGCAATTACAGCGTTGATATCTTTGTCTTTCGTAACCTTTGATTTTGCAACAATAACCAAGTCTTCTACAAGCTCTGGTTTCGCACCTAACTGAACCGCTGAGAACTTCGCTTCTGCAATGATTCTCGCTTCACGTTCCTCTGCCAACTCTTTTGTTGTCTGTGTCAGAGTGTCATTCTTTCTTTCCAACTCTGTTTTATTTTTGTCTTCATCTTCTTTGTGTTTTGTTACAATTCCCCTAAGTGCTTCTGCGTCCTCAACTCCAAGGTCTTTCAGAAATCCAGCCAACGCTTCATTTTTCACTTTTTCAACATCGACTTTCTGCTCTGTTTCCTGCTTCTGTGTTTCCGTTGTCTGCTGTTTTGTACTCTGCTGTGTCTGCTGATTCTGTGTTCCTTCTGTTCCCTGCTGTCCTTCTGTTCCTATTCCCTTTACTTCTTCTGTCATGTTCAATTCTCCTTTTCTTCAAAATATTTGCAATATTTTGTCTGCAAGATTTTTGCTTCTCTTTCTAACCGTTTTTGTTTCTTCTCAATGTCTTTTAACTTTCTCCTGTATTGGTGTTCATCTCTGATTATTTCCAACATTGCTGTGTGTCTGCGAATTTGTTTCTTTAAAACCAACGTAGACTGACTATCATAGCAAACATTATATTGTTCTCCACAATGCGGACATTCCATGTATGTTCGTATGATACATTTCCCATCCATCTGTTTTTCCTTCTCCTTCAATATGTTGTCAAATTCCTTATGACATCTATCACAAGTTACTTTCAATTATATCACCAACCTTAGGGAATGTCAATTGTTCAACTACGACTTTTTTATTTTCATCAAATAATTTTTTGCCACTACACAGTTCATTCAAATCTTCCCTCTTCTTTCGTAAATCCTTCATCCACTTGTCTTTTTTGTGAACATCCCTCGGACTAACTGTTTCTCCCTTCACATTCTTTCTCGCAACCTTGATTGTCAAATCCTTCAACTTTCGGAACATTCCTAATGTCTCTGTGTTGTCAATCTGCACCACGTCATGCTCTCCACAACGCTTGCAATCACAATACATGATTTTATAGTATGTTCCTTCTTCATCATACACATTTGCACGAATCAGATTACTAGAATCAATCTGATTGACTTCTCCACACTTTCTGCAAACTCTCTGGACTTTCACTTGTTTGTTCTCCTTTCTGTTCTCTCTTTCTTTGTTATGCAACAAAATCCAACGCATATCTGTCTATGTCTGGATATGTTCCTGTTGGTGCTTGATACCACTGTCCAATCTTTCTCGCTATATCTGTCATGCTGTCTGGTATCACCGCTTCAAATGTACACATCCCATTCGGATGGTCTAACGGTAACTGGTCTTTTGGGAACACTCCCACACCCAAACCAAACTGGTCTGTTTCTGCCCTTGCTCTGCATATCTCGCACACCCTTCCATGAAAATTGGATGTCAGCCACCGATACCCAACAACAAAAGGGTCATTTCTGTTTACATTCTCAAAACTTTGTTGGTACGCATGATTTATCAATGTTCTTGCCAAGCGTAACGCATTGTAATCAATCTTTCCAAAATATACACTGTCTTTTATTTTGTTTCCTGCTTTGTCATATCTCCATGAATGAATTGTTTTAGCAGTTTTCCTAACACTAGGGTCAACATACTGTTCTAACTCTTTCGCTATCTCAATTGCTGACTTCCCTTGTGCTGTTCCGATGGATATAATCTTGCTCAAATCTTCCTGTGTTCTTTTGTTATATCCCCATATTGCTCCGCTTAATGTCCATCCATCTTGATATACATTTCCACTTGTGATATTTCTGATAATCTGGTCTGGAACATAACGAAACGCATTGTGCATATCTTCCTCACGAAAACCACATTGTTTTAGAAATGTCCTTGTATCTTCCACAACTTCATTGGAAACTATCCGCATATCTCGGATGATTCCATTCTGTATCTCACTGTTCAACTGTGCAATCCTATTCTTGATGTCACGCTGTAACAATATCAAGTTTTGTTTCTGTAAATTATTGTTTCCTAATTGTCCCACCTTCCTTGTCACATCTTGGTATAACTGTTCATATAACCTTTTGATTTCTTTCTGTTGTGACATGGTGGTTGTTTGTCTGACCTGTTCTGCATTTTTCAAACTGAACTTTTGTTTTGCCATACTTCACCGCCTTGTTTTTATCCTTCAATTACACCACATTTGCAAAGAATGTCAACAACTATTCTTCAATTTCTTGTGTTTCTTCTAATGTTTTCTGTGTTTCAATCACTTCCAGATTGTCATCAACCTTTTCAGATGTTCCACGTCTATTTAACTCTGTTTGTACTTGTGTATTCATACTCATAGAATCAAACATGTTGTTTTCAATCGCAATCTGCATCAACTCTTCATCAATCTGTGCATCTGTTTTGAACTCTGACCGCCTCCACTTCTTAATGTATGACTTCCTGCTTCGTGCATTTGCCGCAATCTCCGCAAGGTCTGAGTTCTTCTCTTCTTCTTCATCTTCTGCAAGTGCATAATTCTCCATCACTTCAATGTTGTACTGTATTTCATCCAGACTTGTAAGAACATACATGGAAATTACTTCTGCTTTGTTTAACACAGCAAGGTCAATGGTTGCTTCTGCAATAAACTCTATCGCAGGTTTCCATACCTTTAGTTTTTCATCGCACCGAACCTGTAACGGATAGTATAACGCTTTCAATGCCTTTCCGCTTGTGATTGTTCCTGCCATTGTTTCTTCTGATATGTTTGGCATATCAATTTCATTGTACATGGTTGTTTTCAATCGGTCAAGCGTAACCTTCACTGGTTCTGTATGATTCATACTCGGTGCTAGTGTTCCCACCTGTGGCGAAACATTGTTCTGGTTTTGTTCTGATTTCAAATCCCAATAAGCACCAGCACCAGAACTAAGATTCTTTGTTGTCTGTGAGTTCATATCCACAGTATAACGAATTGGATTCATTCCCTTACGCTCACTGTCAATATCTCCATTCCCTAATCTGCTGTAACCAGATTCATATTCTATAAGGCTCTCAATCTCCGAAACACCTCTTTTGTCCTCCAATGTTCCATCATTGATAATCACAACCGCAGGAATGTAATCTAACTCTATTGTTTGCTCTGGTATCACCTGTTCCTGTTCTTTTCCAGTTCCATTGTAAAGGATAGAACTCATATAAATGGTTCCGTTCCTTTCCTCATACCTGTTTACAAGATACAACCTCTGCTGTGTTGATTTTGTTTGATTCACGTTTTCAAAACTGATAAACTTCGTCAACCTGTCAGAACCATACTCTGTTTCATAATAAAACTGTAAACTGTTATAGAAATGTGTCTGTATGCCATCCTCTTCGGAAAAATCCACAAGACATGCAACACGCTTCCCGATAAAACAATCTTTTGCGCTCTGTAATAATGTCCTTGAAAAGTTGTTCTTTTTGTCCTTCAAAACTTTGTCAATCAATGTCTGGTACTGTTCCGCCTGTTTCATCTGTTCTTCATTTGTATCAACAGATTGTATTGTTACATCTGGTGTCTGTGAAAACATGAACCTCGCTTCTTTGTCAATCAATGTTTTCGCAATCTTGAACCGAATGTTTGACGGTTGATAATCTCCACTGCTGCCCTCTGTGTAGAAATCTGCACCCTTTTTGTAATCCAGATAATTTTGTTTGATTTCCAATAACTCTTTGGTATACAGATTATAACCTGTTGTAATCTCATTCTTTAACACAAAATAGGGGAAACTTGCCAATGCCCTTGTTACTTCAACATTGTACTGTTTCTTCTCTGCCAAAGGTTCTCCCTCCTTTCTTTTTCTTTTATTCTAACATAACATTTTTGTCCTGTCAATAAGAAAAGGCGGCTTTGTTGCCGCCATTCCCTTATATCAATGCTCCACTTGCATCGAA